CGCGGTCACTATGACCAGAAACAACATGCACACTAAGTTTCCTTAGTGTACAGGAGGTTAAAACGCCTGGTTATGAAGCCAGGTCGGATACTGCCTCTTGGGGGAACAAGGATATGTTCTCCAGAGAAGGAATGTAACGCTTAACGCGTAACATTTCCTCAGACCCTAGATCAACTATGGAGTTAAAGTCAACTACCGTGTTAGCATTAGGATCGTTACGATCAATATATCGCTCAGCCTCTGAAGGCTCAGCGTAATTGATACGAATCGAATCTAATGTAGCACGTGTAGGATTGTACTGAAACCATCGTAGGACCGCTTGACGACCATCGATAGGCTTACTTGGGAGAACCCAAAGTATGCTTTTACGTGGTCGGTGTGGACTTACGACCTCAGAAATTGATTCCATATTCTTACCTCCGAGGAACTCGGGCGGTACGAATTGGCGTCTCAAACTGAGCCATAGGGGGAAAACCGAAGGGTCACACCATCGATCGTGATCAGTTGCCCAACGCCGTAAGGCATTAAGTAACCAAATCACGCGGTCTGGTGAGTCTATAGGTTTTCGTATATAAAACGGTTTTACATCATACCCATTAAAGAAATGGCCACCACAAGATTCCCGGAAGGGACCCTCGTGAAAGCTTTTCTTCTCATTTACTGTGAATCCAACGCTGGTAAGCGTCGTAACCACAGAGTTATAAAAATGAGATGGGCAGATGATATCATCGCCATATACACTTACTAAGGTAGCTGGGAGATTCTTACGCATATAATTTTCATGGCGTAAGAATCGTGTCACATCTATTGTTGAGCGAGTTAACGCCCAAAATATAAGTGATTCCAGCTCGAAAGTGTATCCGTTACCCATTGTACTGTGTTTCTCCCATCGGACAAGTTTCTTGTCTGGGGTCCGGCCAACTGGCGATCGAAGATCGTCAAGCAGCTTTACCCAAATAGGAGGTAGCAGTTCAAAAACGCAACGTTGTGATATCGAATCACTAGCTGATTTCAAATCCAGCGTAGCAAATCGACCAGTAGAAGACCCACGACGGGCCATCTGCTGATTCCTGGTTTGATCATTAAGATCAATCCCAAATCGTTTTAGTCGCTTCCTAATATAGGAACCAACACATGACTGGAGCAGCTGATTTAACGCTGGCTCCTTACATGCGGCACGATCGATATCACTATCTTTCGGTACAGTAAAAACGACGTTTCCGTCGACTATCTTTATCCGCGCATCCCACAGTGGGGTACTGCCGATAAGTAGTTTGGCATATGGTAATGCCTTTTCAGTAACGGTCAACTCATCGAAGGGGGCGTATTTATAAAACGGATCCCCTTTGGCCTTGGTGCGACAAACTGTCGCGCCTGAAGTGAATGCAAAATGATTTTGCATCCTCTCACCAAGAGTTGCTATATCTCCTAACACTTCGCCGATCAGGCGTTGAGCATTGTGGAGTATAGCATGATCATTATCGAAAGAACTGAAACCGTGTATATTAATTTCACGGCAACGTTCTTCTGATGTAATCATCTTGGTTATGGCCTTCTCAGCCCTCACCTTAGGATCAGTTAGAGAATCATCACAATATTTAGTGAGTATCTCTTCCTTCAAATAAGACCATTTAAAAGCATAAGCACCAGAACAACCGGAAGGTTGACAGGCAAGCAAACGCTCGACAATGGTTTGAGGATTGAGTTGAGTTGACATCCTGGCTATTTTAGCCGAGAAACGCGCAGCCACCTTATCGGTGGATGCGAGGCACTGGTTTTTCTTTTGCATAAGTTTAACACCTAATGTAAAGGAAAGAATCGAAAAGAAACTTAGAGTCTCTTTTCCTGTTGCTCGCGTTTTCGCTTTCGTTCATCGATCAAGGCAACCAAGCCTTGAATCAACGAACGGGCAATAAAACGTAGGACTGTCTTTACCACTGGCCTTCGCCAGTTTCAAGTTCAGTCTGTAAAGCAGCAGCTAAACTAACACTATGGGCGCGTTGAATAAATTCGATGCGCTGTGCAGGTGAACATACGCCAGGAACACGATAGCTAAAATTAGCTATACAGTTTTCCTTGACGTACTCTTCGCCTGTAGTAGTGTCAGTAAACACCACCGGATCAGTATATCGGATAGTCTGTCTATCGACAGCACCGTCCAATTTATACTGATAAACGAGTGATGGATTCGCAAGTTTAATACTTGCACCTTCTGCCCTAAAACGAGTCTCATTAGCACTTCTGCTAATAGGGTTTAACGTTACAGGAGTAGTACCGTCCGTCAGGACGATGGGTGTTACTTCAGACATAATTGTCATCCATATAAGTGGTTCCTGTGTCAGTAATGACCGACATTTATAGCGGAACGTTTAAGTAAATAACCCACGCTTGCTGCCAACGAGGCTTGACGTAAAGTCAAGTCCGGGAGGACAAACTGGATCAATGGACGAGGAAAGGTATACATTACCTTCCTACGGTAACCCTCCATGAAAGAATGAGATACAAGCTTCTGCCTGTGCCATGCTTTCTCGGGCCCGTAGGACTCGTATGTTCGATTTAGTTTAGACTGGCTTGAAAACTTACCTGAGGTAAAGCCATGATGGAATTTAAGACCATCAGTAGCTGTAACTAAAGATAAAATCTCGCCAACGTTAACGACATAATCTACCAGCCAAGAAAATGGCACTGCGTTATAAAACGCTGCGGTAGTATTATGTAATCCTAAAGCTTTTGCCGCGACGATTTCGGGGTCAGCTACAGTATAAACTGCAACTGCCCGTAGAGTCCCGTCAATAACTTTCCTATCATTATGAACCCATCGAGGGTCAGTCAGATTGGGCGGATATTTCCGTTCTTCGTGTACTGTCAACTTGGTGGATGCTCTTAATTTTACAGAGCCAAGGAATTTATTAGGATCCCTCCATAAAGCAAAGACGCTATCTATATCTACAATAGTAGGTTTAATAGCGAAGTTATACTCTACCCACCGGGAAGCAATACGTCTACCCACACTATCTGAAGCGGACTTAATGTCTTTCTCCAGAAATCGTTCAAACCTATCCCAGTTTTTCTTTGGGATACCATAACTTTTGACCGCCTTCGAATAGCGGCCAGAGATTATGGACTTCGCGAAATTAGCGAGGGGAACGACATACCCGACTGCATGTTTTACCGTGCCAGCCAGTTCGGCTTTAAGAGTATTGATATCGATACTTTGATTATCAATTTTTTCCAACAACTTATTGTTGAGAGGAACGGTCCATTTTGAAGGTAATTCAACAAATTGTTGATGATCCGACAAATGCATCCGAAATACACCGAATGGATCAGATTCGTGAAAACTCCTGTAACTACTGGAGTTTGCACCGAATTGCTGATAAAGCGTATAAAATTTCTTTATAACGCCGCCAGGTAAAACCTGGTATCCATCGCGGTAGTATTGACTCTTATCGTCGAAACCACCCATAGTTTGCCTAGCTGCAGAATAATCCGTAGGTAAGACACGATTACTTCCAACGTAGGAAGATTTTCGTAACCTTATCTTAGGACCAGAAGAGGAGACAGTGCCCGTACGCGTTTTAGGCGTCGTAGCTTTCTCATAACGGATCGTAAAATATTGTGATCCTTTCTTCTCGGTAAATTTATTTACCGGATCTGTAGCCATAGTGGTTCTCCAAGGGTGATGTGGTAGTGTAGCGGAATCTGCAAATATGCAGCAATATAGACTTGATCAACCGGATTTCTACGAACTAATGATTTTGACCTGAAGAGGCCAAATGCGCATTTCTGCGTAGCGGATGCTGTTTAAGCATTACTACATTAGTTGTATCCAACCGATCCGCTAGTTAAACAACTAGCGAACGTTACTGTGAAGTAACGCGGACCTTGTCCATCTCCC